CATACCCCTCGCTGGTGTAGTGGCCGCCGGTGTCAACCGCGCAGTGGATCGCTTTCAGCTTGCCGCCGTTTGCGTGCGGCCATTCGATCTCGCGGATCGTCGTCACCTGATCCCAGACGTGATCCTGCCCCGGGTCGCCCTCGATCTTCTGGTGCCAGATCCGCCAGGCCTGCTCAGGCTTGCCGCGGCCATAGCCCCACACCGACACCTCCAGCCAGGTATCCTGCACGTCCACGGCCATCAGCACCGCAAGTACGCCATCCGGGCAAGTGCCGTGGCCGTAGCCGCCGACGCGGGCCATCAAGCCATCGGCGCTCACCTTCGCCAGGCTCTCGTCCTCCCAGGCCTCAGCGGCCCGCTTGTTCACCCAGCCCTTGAGCAGCAGCGGGTCCGCCTTAGCGCGCAGGAACTCATCGCGGATCTTCTCCCAGCTCAGCCAGCCATACGGCGCATACCAGCCCGGCAAGTGAAAGCCCGCCGTCTCGCCGTCGCCCTTGGCCGTTGGCGTCCAGATCCCGCCGGCCAGCATGGCGGTCTTGTGGTGCTGCGCCACCCGTTCATTGCATAGCGGGCACTGGCACCACACCTCGCCGTCGCGCTTATCCCATACCATGTGCGGCCACTCGATCACGGCATGGCCGCCGCAGCAGGGCATCAGGGCGCCGTAGCGGCGGCGGTCGCTGCGCACCTCGAACTCGCTGGTGATCCTGCAGGCGCCGCGGCTGCCGGGGGTGGAGGTCACCAGCGCCTTGCGGTCGGGGAAGTTGGTCTGGCGGGCCTCGGCGTTCTCCAGCGGGTCGCCCTTGTCGTCCATCTCCAGCGGCAGGGATGACACCTCATCAGCCCACACGTTCTGCGCCGGCATGCCCTGCGCGGCGCTGCCGCTGTTGCCGCCGATGATGCTCACCAGCATGTCGCCCTGAAACTCCTTCAGGAACATCGCGTTCGCCGCGTCCCTGGACTTCGTGCTGATCGACTTGGCCGCCACCGCCGGGGAGTCAGTGAACAGCGGCGTGAGGCGCTGGCGGATCTGGCGCTTGGCGAAACTCTCGGTGGGGAACATCGCCAGGAACGGCGACGGGTCCAGCGCGATGGTGCGGCCCAGCCAGTTGAGGCCCACCTCGGTCTTGCCGGTCTGTGATCCGAACAGCAGCACCACCCGCTTGATGCGCTTCTCGCGGGGGCTGAGCAGGTCCATCGGCTCGCGCAGGTAGGGCACCCGGTCGGTGCGCCACTGGCCGGGCTCGGAGCTGCTGCGGCGGGTCAGGATCCGGTTCTGATCCGCCCACTCGCTGACGGTCAGATCCAGCGGGGGCTGGAGCGCTGCGATAAAGGCTTGGCGGTAGATCGTCGCAGCGTCAAGCGGCCTCATGCTGCAGCCCCCTGAGCGCGTTGGTGATCTCGGCCTCCAGCAGATCACGCACCGCCTGAGCGTCCTGCATGCTGGCCACCTTCGCGGCGTTGCGGCCGGGGATAGTCAGCAGCAGGTCGCGGACCTGGCGCCCCAGCCGGGAGGCCTCCTGGCGCACTTCATCGGCGCTGATCAGCTCCTTCTTGGTTTTCTGCAGCTCTAGCCGGGTCAGCTCCGCCTCATAGACCGCCTTCGCCCGCTTGGCCTGAGCCAGCGATGGCCCGCCGCCCTCCGGGTGTGGCTGGCGGGTGTTGGGTGGCTCCGGTAGGTCGGTGCCATTGTCGGGCATGTTGCTGGTGTTGCCGGCCCACTGCGCATCCGCCAGGGGTGCGTCGATCTGCCAGCGGCCGTTCACCTTGCGAACGGCAGGCTCGGTCAGGCGGCCGGTGTCGATCGCCTTGATCACCGCGACGTGGCTGGTGCCGCGGAGGCCCCGCGCCTTTCGGTGCTTGGCGTAGGCCTCTAGGTTCATGCGTACTCTTTCCCGAACCACTGCCGCCCGATTTCCAGCGCCACTCGCTGGGTCATGAACGGGGGCACGGACATTCCGCAGACGTATTGAGGCTTGGCCTTGCAGAAGTTGTAATCATCAGGAAATGACTGGAGACGCGTCACCTCTGCGCCTGACAACGTGCGAGGATCTTGCCAATGGTAAAAAGTCGCACCTGAAACGATTGTGCAGGCTGGCTGATCAGGATTGATCTTGAACTCAGAGAATCGGCTTCCTTTTGGGTGAGCATCCCCCAAGTGACGACCTGGTTTAATCTTTGACCAGAGTGCTTTCGTCTCTGGCGTGATAGGACGCGAGCCATTTAAAGAAACCCCAGCCATTGCAGCACGGGATGACTGAGGCTGCTCTTCAAACCCCATCTTTAACGGCTTCCACCCCAGACCCCGCTGCCGCGCAATAAAAAACGTCCGCTCCCTAGCCTGCGGCACTCCCATCCTTGCTGCGTTAAACAGGAACAACTGAGCGTCATAGCCCGCTTCCTTAAATGCTGCAAAGATCTCTTTGACGTAGCCCTTAGCGTTCCCGAGGATTAACCCTTTCACATTCTCAGCCACGATCACCTTCGGCTGCAGCCGCTGGCCAACTTCGATGAAATGAAAGAACAGGTCATCTAGTACCTGCTTCACTTGCCCTTCGCGGAAGTGGTGAGCATCTCCCCATTTCTTTTCTCTGCTGCCAGCCATGCTGAACGATGAGCACGGCGGCGAGCCGTCTAACAGATCCAGGTTCTTTAGCTCATCAGGGATTTCGTCTAGCGGCAACTTGTTAAACTGCTGCACTCCCATCAGGTAGCTGTGCTTCGGCTTGTGATTGGCCCGATAGATGGCCATCATCTCCGGGTCAATTTCAACACCGCCTAGCACTTGAAAGCCGGCCAGCTTGTAGCCCATCGTTGATCCGCCGCCGCAGTGAAAGCAGCTGAATGCTGTAAGGCCATTGCTTGGGACCTGCTTCAGGTCTGCCAGCCGCCAGGGGCCGGTGAATCGGCGCAGCCTACTTGTCGCCATTAAACTCAAAGCCGCAGCGGGGGCACTTGTGCTCAAACTCACTAAACTCGTCCTCGCCGTACTCCTTCGCCCCTTCATGCTCTTTCGGGGCTTCGTTAATCCCCTCCGGGTCCAGCAGCCCCGCCAGCTCATTTTCCGACCAGCCTATTAGGGACAGGTCAAAGTCCACCAGACTGAGCGCAGCGATCTCTTGCTGCAGCAGCTCCTCATCCCACCCCGCATTGAGCGCCAGCTTGTTGTCCGCCAGCACATAGGCCCGGCGCTGCGTCGGGGTCAGGTGGTCAAGCACCACCACCGGCACCTCGGCCAGGCCTAGATCCTTGGCCGCGGCCAGTCGGCCATGGCCCGCCAGGATGCCATCATCGCTGGCGACCAGTATCGGGTTGGTGAACCCGAACTCCTGGATGGAGGCGGCGATCTGCGCTACCTGCTCAGCGCTGTGGGTCCGCGCATTCTTCTCGTAGGGCACCAGCCGCTCGATCGGCCAGCGCTCCAGCTTGTCCGGCATCACCGGCTGCGGAGGCTTTCGGGGCATAGGGTGGGAGCGGTTGTAACCAGGTTACAGGGTGCTCGTGCCAGTGGGTGAGCGGGGTTTAGGACGGCTTTCTGTTGGTTTTGTAAGCGGCTTGTAAGGATCTCCCGTTTTTTCTGTAACCACGCCAAAAATCACCCGCTAGGGAAAAGACGTACTTCGCATACACCGCAGTCCGCATTTTCCCCAGGAGGACCCGCGCCATTATCACGCTACCGTTGTGCCCCGATGCCCGACCCTCGCCGCCCTCACCCGAACCCAGCCCGCCGCAGCTCCGCCTCCAGGCTGCTCCTGATCAGCCGGGGATAGGTGCGCTCCACTTCTTCGTTGAGGATGCGCACGATCGGGAAGCGCCGCTCATGGTTCGGCGCATCGTCCAGCACCATGAAGGCGGTCTCCACGTCGCGGCTGCCACCGCCAGGGGGGCGGTAGAGGATCGCCCGGCCTGAGCGGGACATGAAGAACTGGCCAGCCTGTGCCCGCCTGCGCTGCGACCGGGCGCTGTTGCTGGCGTTCATGTAGGACAGGCTGCCCTGATACGCCTTGAGCTGACTCAGCAACATCGACATGGTGCCGCGTGGCACGTTGCCGTACGGGTCTCCCTGCCACTCGCGACGGGGCACGATGTACTGGCCGCGGCCGATGGCGCCAGCGCCGCGCAGGACCGACTCAGAGCGCTTGTGCGAGCGATCCCCACCACGGGCCATAGCTGAGAGGTACTTGCCGGCTGGTGTGCCCTTGGTGGCGAACTGCTTGAAGCCCACCTCAGCCCGCATGCGGTTCGGGTTGGCGAAGCTCACGTATGTGCTGCGCTGAGTAAACGGCGTCGGCCGATCGATGTACCGGCTCATGCTGTCGGTGATGGCCTTCTGCCCAGCCTTGGCGCTGTCGGTCATGGCTTGGGCCACGGCATAGCGGAACTGCAGATCCGTCAGCAGCGCCAGCTTGCCGACCTTCTCGGGGATGTTGGTTGTGATCGAGAGCTCCAACATCACCCCTCCCCCACCGGCACGTCCAGCAGCTCCTCCAGCTCCATCCGCTGCAGCTCAAGATCAGTCGGCAGATCCCAGGCGGCGAACTCATCGGGATCAGCAGCGCTGACAACGGTTAGGCAGCCGATGGAATCCCACGACGACACCCAGTTAAGGATCAGCTCCTGCCACCAGGCCAGCCACGGTGTCGAGCGGTCCAGCAGGTGCCAAGGGGTGGCGGCGCGTTTCACGGTGGCAGGGCATCTGCGCACAGTCTGCCAGCAGGCATGAAAAACCCCCGCCTGCCAGGGCGAGGGTCACGGTCCACTCGGACGCCATGTCCGAGAGCAGGC